TGTTTCATCATCAGCATTCCAGTTACGGCGTACAGCTAAAACTTTGTTTGAGCCTTTTTCAATGGTGACAATGTATGGTAATTTAATACCTGTAGGCTCGCCATTTTCCTCATGCTCATAGCCCGGAAGATCTAAATCCACACTCATCTCAAGAAGCTTGTAGCGGCTGTCAGTCGTGGCTCTAAAGCCCATCTTCTCCGCAATCTTCTTCTCTACTTCATCCAGCACATTGTCTGGGTCACCCAGATCAATATCACGATAAAAGCCAGCCACCTGTAATCGGCGCAGCTCATTCTCAGTCTTACGCATTACATGGGTAACACGTTCAGCCGTCTCTAAGTTACTTGCGCCATAAGGAACAACTAAGTCTTCCGCCGGCACAAACAAGGAGATCTGACGCTCAATGTGCGGATCGTAATAGACTTTCTTAAAAGCATTACCAGACAAACCCAAGCCCCATAGCATGCGCTCATGCTCAGGACGGAACTCAGTCATTACATCGGTCAACTGATAGTTCATGTCTTCTTGGACGCGAACAGCAGAAGCTTTTTTCTCGGGGGTTTCTTTGCCAATGATCTGAGTTTTTACCGGCCCAGCCGCTGGAAAGCTACTCATCATTGTTTCGGCTTGGAACTTAACCAGAGCCTCGGACAATAGGGGGTGATAAACGCCGCATGCACCTTCCCAAGGTTCTGTGCGCTCTTCGATCTTCATACCCAGAAGCTCAAGACCATCTACATAGGTCTGCATCCAGTCTTTACGGCTGCCAATGTCATCATCAAAGTCACTGGTCAACTCACTAGCCAGAGTCTCTAGAGCACTTTCATCCAAGTACTCAGCCAAGTTAGCGTCAAACTCATCGCCGCCTTCTGGTTTCTCTGGGCCAATAGCAATCTCTAGCTCAGTGATTTCAATCTCGGGTTCCATCTCAATTTCAATCTCTGGAACATCCGCTAGGGCTTCTAATCCCAGTGGTGCTTGGTACAGTGCCTTACTAATAGCCATATGTGTCCTTAAATAAGTTTCCAGCTACCACTAGTGTAACTGTCGGGCATCTTTATAGAGCCGCCTTTTTGTTTATCAATAGTAGGAGCCATCTTTCTGCGGGCTTCTAATTCTTTTGCCTCATTAGGCATCAATTCAGTTGGCGTTAGACCCAATGGTAAAAATGCTTCAGCCACATCGCCGGCTGCTTTGCGATATTCGCCGGCATTTGCAGCACCTGCCCCACCAAGCAAAGCACCAGCAACACCAAGTTTTCCACCAAGTCTAGACGGCTTAGGGTGAACCTCTGTAATAGCATTACCAAAGTGGACATTTCTTCCAGAAGAACCAATTGGGCTTTCGCTGCCAAATAACTCAACGGGATTTAATCCAACTTCCGGCTTTAACTTATACGACGTTCTTGCCAAGACTGTCCCAGCTTTTTTAGGACCATAGTCTTCTGTTAACTGCAAAGCCAATTCGCCAGTAGGTTTTCCATTGGCCATTAAAGGAACTAACTTAGTACCAATTTCTGCATTCTGGTACAGACCTGCAATTTGATTCACGCTTTGGGGATCCAAATAAATGGTTTTACCAGAACGCTGCTGAATGCCTGTACTTTTATCTTTGTGATTAGCCCCGCTACGATTTCGAGTGCTAGTTGTATCTGCATGGTGAGCGTAAGTAGACCCGCGAGCCGTTTTAAAAACAGATTCAATATCGTCTAGCCCAGTAGGCAATTTAAAAAGCGGATCGTATTCCATTTCAGCCCTCAATAATATGCAACTTTTCGGCGGTAAACCTGTTCGTCTTCTTCATCAGTGTTTAACCTCAAAAAACCGCCCTGTCTAAAACGAATTAAAGCCTGTGTGCTTGAGTCTACCAAGTCATCGTGAGCCGCATTAGGAAAAGACGCCATCTGCTCAATCAATTCATGCGCCCACCGAGTATCCGGAGCCCATACTTTACCCGACCTAAAGAGATCCGTCACGGAATTTATACGCACAAACTTATCATTTCCACGAACCGGCGTGTATTCCTGTACAGGCACGCCCATTCTCCTCATTTCAAAGATTAACGGGGATCCAGCCGCTTTAGCTTCAATAATACAAGTGTCCGGCTCCCAAATGTTATACATCTCAAAAGCTTTTTCCTTCAATTCAGGAAACTCCAGCCTCTCTTGGTACGCTTCCAGCAAAATGACGTTCACATTTTTAGGATCTTCGTCCATGTGGAACACACCCCAGACAGTACAAGCGGAATAGTCACTCCTCTCAGACTTGGTAAACGCAGTATCCCAGCTTTGAATCACGTATTCACAATTTGGTGGTTTATCTCTCTCCCAAATCTTCCACCATTCTCTCTTAACTAAGGCCCCCTCTTCGCCAGTCGGCTTCTGTTGGTACTGGGCGTTCCACTTAGAGACTGGTAATTCCTCTTTCAGGGCTTCTAATTCGTCAATAGACCAGAATTCAGGCCATAAAGGGTTACCACTGGGCATGATCGCAGGTAGTTCAATCAGTTCCCACTCCTCACCCTTCTCCCTTTTAAGCGCATCTTGTAAAACACGACCCGTTAAATCGGCTTCTCCCCAGCGAGTCATCACAATCACAATAGCTCCGCCTGGTTGTAGACGCTGACGGGGTCCAGAGGTGTACCACTCATAGACTTTCTGGTAAATCTCAGGATTACCAGACGCCGCAGCCGCCTCTTGTTCTGAGTGAGGATCGTCAATGATCAACAAATCAGCACCCTTACCCGTCACAGTACCCCCTACACCAATAGCAAAGTACTCCCCATTCTTATTAGTAGCCCACCGGCCAGCAGCTTTACTATCCTGACGTAACTTAACACCTGGAAACACACTCGCATATTGTTCAGAATCCACCAAGTTCCTGACCTTACGTCCAAAACCAACCGCTAAATCCGCCGTATTCGAACACTGGATCACCTTCTTAGCAGGGTTCTTACCCAAAAACCAGCTAGGTAGTAAGTAGCTAGCAAATTCACTCTTAGTATGTCTCGGCGGCATATTAATAATCACCCGCTTCATCTCTCCCTTGGCAATAGCTTCGAATTTTTTTGCCATCAAAGCGTGGTGTCTCCCATGCACAAAGCCCGGCCACATCATCTTCACGTACTCCATAAAGCTAACCTGAGCTTTCTCCCTCTCAACGGCAGCCTGATAAGCTTTCACCTCATCGATCAGCTTCTCATACATAGCCGGATCTAGCTTATCTAACAGCTTTTCTAATTCCTCTGCGGTATTGGCTATGTTTAGCATTACTCAATATCCCTAAAGTTAATATACACAGGACGAATACTTCGCCGGCCAGCTACTCTCTTCACTACTCCTAATTTAACCAATCTATCCACAATATCCTTCGTATTCCCAATCCCAGTTTTTCCACGCACATCCGCAATTTGCCGGAGTGTAGGACTACACCCATACTTCTTCCACCACTCATCCACAATGATAAAAACATCTTTCTGAACCGGACTCATACTCTTCTCCATGCACTCTTCATAACTCATCTCCCGCCGTCTTATCATGTCTCGATTTATTACTATCTGCATTTTCTTCGCTTCTCTCAGCATAAACTGCCTATTTTTTAAGCAATGGTAACGCTTACCATTGGGGTGGGTTAACCCTATGTTTTCTAGTTTTCAAAATATATATACCCCACCCCTATTTTGCTTGGAATGATGACGGGGGGTCTTTCCAAAAATCATCATCTGGGTCGCTCTCTGGGAAAGAAGCACCCCCATCCGGTTTTTCTTCTGACACTTCGAGTGGAATACTATGTAGGTGAGAGGGGGGACTCCTACTTGGCAAATTGGGGGGTGGGGGGTCAGCCTGGGCAGCAGGCGCATCCGCCAACGGGGCGGGCTCCAACTCAGCCAATAGAGAGTCGGCGTCTTTTACAGTTACATCCGTTACAGTTCCATGCACTAATGTTCTAAGCTTGTCCAATAGCTGAGCCCGTGCGTCCGTGCTCGATGTGATGTGCTCTACCACCTTACGTTCTGTAAAGGCTGAAACCTCCGTAACAGTCCCGAGCACCTTAGCCGCCGCCGTGATCTGACCGGCTTTGCTCTCAGGGTCGGTTATGACCTTGACTAAGGAATGAATGACGAGGGAGCGCAAGTGTTCAGGGGTATGGTATGCCTTCGCACTTTCCGCCAGTTGGATTGCTTCTATCTCCCGAGCTATGCCCGAATGCTTTTTGAGATCACTTGCCGCATTGCCGGCGGTCTTCGCTCTGGTGGTGGTCACGTTGTAGGCCTTCCTGTAACTATTGGCTCCCGTCTCTCCCTGAGCTACCAAACGGGCAAAGGTTTTCTGTTTGTGTGTGAGCTTTCCCTTCACACCTAGTATTTGATCGATGGGAACCTGTTCGAGTGCTTCCCTTACTTGAGCCCTTTTCATACTGTTTCGCTCCGCTTTATTGAATGCCGCCCATCATACAGAACAAAGCCGGAACTGTCACCAATGCGACAACCTGGGGTCTAACTATATGGTATGCGAGCCGGTTTTGCCTCTGAAAATTGATTGTTTTTGATGTGCTGCAGCCTGTCGCCAATGTGACTGACAGACCTATTGACAACTGTCAGCATTGCCTTCTGTAGTACCCCATTAACGAAACAAAGGAAACCGCCACATGAAAGAATCAGCACTTATTAGACAAGCCCGCCGTGAACTGGCGCAGTGCGAAAAGGATATAAACGCCGGCATTCACAGAGAAATAAAAGGTGCCGAATTAAGCCGCCGCCGTGCTTTGATTGCACATGAAAAAACCCGCCCTCTTTTCTTGATAGCGTGCTCCGGCTCGAAGCTGGACAAGCCCGCCAAAGCCCGAGATTTGTATCAGGGACAAGCTTTTAAATTTGCCATGGAAGCCGCCGCCCGAGCCGGTGCCGATGTTTTGATTCTCTCCGCCTTGCATGGTGCCGTTGATCCGGACGCCGTCCTAAACCCCTATAACGTCACACTGTCAGACATGACCCAAGCCGACCGCCAAGCTTGGGCGCAACGCACCGCCGCCGAGCTTGAGCCGTATCAGGGACGAGCCGTCACAGTGCTAGCCGGTGCCAACTATGCAGCCGCTTGCACAGACCTAGACGCCGCCTATCCGCTCGCCGGCCTCGGAATCGGTCAGCAGCTTGCCGTTTTAAAGAATTACAAAAAGAAGCCGGAGCCCGCCGGACATATTCAACAATTAGCCCTTGAACTTAACTGAAAGAAACCACTATGACAAACAATGAAATCATTCTCTCGATGTATCGGAACCATTACGCCACTTGGGAAATTCTCGCCCACATGAT